AGGAACCCAGCATAAATTTAGTTCCAACTAACCACCCCAGTATATTATCTAGTGAGTGTTTCACCATGATAAAACCTGAACTGGTAGGGGGCTTCCCGTTATCCAATGTTATCGGAAAAACTAAACCCCGCCCAATCCATTGGTTCAATAGGGGGTCGTTATCCGTACTTGGGTATATGTTCATAGCGATTTTTGTTCTCTATATACTAATCAAAAGGTGTCGTTGATTAGCATGGGGCTGTTTCAATAAGTGAAATCATCTGAACAGTAGCGGCTTCAACTAATGCCTGCTGTGCAACCTGTGCAACTTCCGCCACAATATCCGCAGCCTCTGCTGCAAGGTATGCTGGGTTTGCAGTGGGGAGTGGAGGTGTTGCCATAATTATCTGATGGGCTCTTTGTGCTGCTGATAAAGCTTGAGTTGCTGTTATCTGAGCCTGTATAAGAATATCCTGTGATGTTATTAATACTGCAGCTAAGGATATAGCAGTTGCAAGTATAGGGCAATCAGTTAATAGATTAGGATTACCTGCTACTGCGCAGTTCCATTGCTCAACCACACTTCTCAAATCCATGTTTGTATGGATAGTGATGCCCAACTTCTTTCTAATAGCTCTTACCGCTCTTAGTTTTAATTGAGTAGCAGTCTCATTAGCCAACCTATTGGCATCATCTTTTAACCTTGCTCCTACTTCCTCTAAAGTTACAAATAAATCCAACTTACCCATCTCGGCTTTTAAGATACTTAATTCATATTGAGTTAAGCTCATTACCTGCTGAACTATCTGCAACTGTGTTAGCGGTATTACCGGTAAAGTGAAAGCGGGTGTCTCAGGGAAAGCAAGAGTGGGTACAGCTGCAAGTTGAGTCCTTAGTAATACAGTGAGTGCATCAAGCTGGTCGGTCTCATACTGCTGAAGCATATACAGTAATTGGCTTGGTGTATATTTAGGGGGTGTATAAGGGATAGGTGTTCCAGCCATTATGGTCCTACTTTAATTTTGGTTGATACTCCAATCTGGGCTACATCTACAATTGCAGTTAAGCCCGGTACTAAGGAATATAGAACCTCCTTATCCCCACCTATAAATACAGGTAAGCCTCCTGTCTCTATATTGATACCGGCATTATCCATGCTGATTAGATTGTTACCTGCTAGAATGTCTACGTCCTTAGAGGTCTCTACGCTGATACCCTCATTGGTCATGTTAATTATATGTCCTGTTTTATGGGTTATCCTTATTGCTTCTTCACCCAAGGTGTCATCCAATTCAACTATATGCCCAGCTGGAGTTTTGAACCAGTGGTTATCATAACCATGTAGCCTATCATCATCCTCACCCTTTCCAAAATAACCATGCTCCCATATAGGAAATCTAGGGTCTCCATGTTCAAAGGTAACCCATACAACATCTCCCGTCTTAGGAATAACCTGTGAACCATAACCTTTACCTGCATAATGAATACCCGGTGCCCAATATTCCATAGGCTCCTTTCTTGTGGTTGTAGGGATAACTAATCTAAGCCTACCTCTATGCTCGGGGTCATTACGGTCATATACAAACCCACGGTACCTTGAGTAGTATCTTCCGAAATACTCTAAGCCCCGTGTCTTGATAAATATTATTATGGCTTTTACTGCTTCCATTATCCGTCTGTTGAAGAATAGTACTGGGTAATGGTTCTTGACCCATCGTCACTTTCACCGGTTGAAGTCTTTGCATCATCAGTGGAGGTCTCTTCAACATCTACATCTAACCCTGCTTGACCATCTGTTTTCTTCTTGGCATTACGAGCAAGTTTTATACTAGTCTTATACCCACCGCCTGGGGTTATAATGTGTTCGCTTTCTAGTATGTAATATTTACCTGAGTATCTTTTACCAACCCCAATCATATTGATAACTCCCCCAGCCTCAATGCCGGGGTCACCCTCAATTAATAACTGGGCAGGGTTCATAGCTAATGCCGCTTCAGCCCTTTCGTTCTTTTCCTTGTTGAAATCATCGTCAGAAATATCTTCCGGCGTTTCCATATAGTCAGTAATATCCAATATCCCTCCAGCGGGCAGCATCACGGCAGTATTATCTATCCCTGTAGTTTGATTATCTAAATAAATATCTAATCCTCTAGCTGATGAATATTCAACGGAAACTATCTCTTCCCCAGGTACCGCATTAAGGTAGTCATTACCCGATACATAGAGACGGCTATCATTTTCTGCACGCATGAAAGGTGCATGGTCTTGGGCTTCGGGGGGTGCAACTCCAGCAGGCAATCCCTCATCAGATTGGTTATCAGAGATGGTAACACCAAAAGCATTCTCTAGGTTGGCTCCACCTACTACTCCCGGCTGGTCTCTTCTAAAGTTAGAAGCTCCCATCTTCCTAACACTACCTTGAACTTCATTCCCTAGCCTTGGAGAGTTGTCATCTCCTTCGGTGACATTGGTTTCTACATACTCCTTACTATCCTTGTCCCAGCCTCCGGTGTTTATATTGGAAGCGGTCTTGGTTTTCTTCTGAGCTTTAGATTTTACCTTGAATGATATTACATTCCTGTCCTCTCTCTGCCATTTGTAAGTTCGGATGGGTGGGGAGTCCAGCTCTCGTTTCTTTATGATGAGGTTGTCATCACGGGTCTCTACTACGATTGGCCCATTAGGGTCTTTAGAAGCTATCTCCTTTAGAAGTTCAATACCTGATTTTCCCCCTTGTACCCATTCAACTCCCACTGGGAATATATGGGTGTGTTGGGAACGTGCATTGTCTTGAGCTAATACCTGCTGAGTTAAGAATAGGTCAGTTACCTCTGCTACATCAACAGTACCCTCTCCGGTAGAAGGGGTGAAGGTAACTTCTTGTGTTACACTTTCTGTTGTTGGAGATGCAACGTCCTTTGTCATACCTGCTAGTGCATAGACATCACCCTCTGAACTCTGGTATAATTTGTGGGGTCCTACTAATCTAAGACCGTGGTCTATTGCTAGACTGTTTCCAATCTCAAATAGGTTCTTTCCTTTATGGAGCTGTTTATCCTTTGACTCTTTTAACCATGACCCTTTGTCAGTTGCCATGATTTCTATAGTCACCCCATTGTTATCATAGGTGGGCTCTATCTCTCTAATCCAAATAAGCCTCTTAGTTCTTCGCCCCTCAAGATAACCCCAGTTGATAACCCATTTCATCCCCTCTCTAAAGCCCTTGGTATCTAATATCCAAGGTGTTTCATATCTTAGGGTAATCTTACATTTGTCGTCCTTCTCTTCTGAGTAAAGGTAACTAAACTTTATTACGTTTAAGCTTACCTGTGAGCCATCTGATAAGAAGGCTTTTATTACAGGTGATGCATGACCGTCTCTGTTTAGCTCAGACATTAGATATAGAAGGCTTGGATTTTATCGAAGTCTGGTATTAGCAAATGCTTACCAGGCTCCAAATCAAATGGGTTATGTATCAGATTAGTATCTGCCAAAATCCACCAATACTTACTTTCATTATAGTATTGGTGGGCAAGGTTAGATAGTGTATCTTCAGTCTTTATCAAGTGAATTACATCTTGCGGACTTTCCGTATAGTCAATCAATTCCCGTTTAAGAAACTTGTGACCTGATGGGAAACCATAAACGATGCCTTTTGAATAAGGATTGTTAAGTCTTAGTTGAAGAGCCATCTTAGGTTAGTTGAGGAAATACAGTAGATTTAATCTCGTGGTGTCTAGGGTTGTGGTCAGTGATTTCAGCTAGGGTTATTTTTACCTTAGCTCCCATAGGGTATGCATCATACTGGCCATTGAATTGATGCCATGTATATTCAGCCTCCATAACTAAGAACCTTCTACCTGTGTATAGAGAGTCACCCCATAACAGTAGTACCGGATGCTTCTTTCCATAGGCTCCATCATTCTTAGATAAAGCTTCCAGCTCTCTACAGGTCTTAACTACATCGTCTCGAAAGCCGCTATCACAATATAGGGTGAACTCAAACTTTAATAAATATTCACCCCCTGTATAATGGTACTTGGGGATGTTAGCCCCCATTGATTTAATTGCAGCGTGGGTGGTAGACGGTTTAACTTTAAGCTCCAGAGGTATAGTCTGTAACGCAATTGATAACCTTGTTACCGTGTCGAGTATCTGAATTTTTGCTGGCATTATCCGAAACCTAGTTCTTGGTAAATGTCCTCATCATTAGCTGAGTTAATCTTCTTACTCATGGCTAACTCCCCATCCACATGTATGTTTATAACCTGAGCCTGTGCAACTGGACCTTGACCATCGGCATCTGCACCGGAGCCCATAAAGCCATCCCATGTTTTTCCAAATCGGATTGTATTATCATGGTTGTATGCGCCTGAGTTCTTCTTGTACTTATCTATGCTGATTTCCTTTGAAGGGTCAATATTAAAGCTAGGCTCTTCTGGCCCATCCATTATACCTAACCAAACTAATTTATCAACCACCCAATCAAGCAGCAAATCAAACTGGTGTACAATCCATGCAAAGACTATAGCTATACCGGTGAATAGAACCATTGCAGCGGTTAATATAGCTGCACCGATTGCAACTGCTGCTGCCATCTCTGCCACCCCTGTTAGGATAGACCCAACTACATAGGTTATCTTAGCCATTAAACCCATAGTACTCCACATATAAGCTGCACCTCCAGCTGCACCTCCATAGGAAGCCCCAGCTGCAATTCCGCCAGCTGCAGTGGCAGCACCTGCAAGGTTAGATGCAGTGGCAATAGCATAGAGTGTTCTAAGATAAGCAAGAGCTCCAGTGTTAGCTGTAGCCCAAGCCCCAGTTGCAGTTGCCGCAAAGGTGGCTTGCATACCGACCAGAACTGTATAAGCCATGTGTATCTGAGTTAGGAAGAAGGCAAAGGTTCCTACCACTACTAAGACTGTTCCCACTACCAGAAGAAGGGCTCCGAATAATCCCACTATACCAGATATAATATTACCTAGTATGGGTATCTTCATAATCCAGCTGATAAAGTTAATCATGTATCGAGTAGCTGTAAGTATCGGTCTAACTATCCAACCCATACTTTCTGATACCGCATCTTGAAAGTCAGACCAAGCTGAAGTCAATAGTAGTACATCACCATGAACGTTGTCCAACCTCTTCCTTGCAACCTCTAGGGCATAACCTGGCTCAATGTTGTGGAGGTCATCAATAAAGTCTTTGTAACTATCGAGCTCTCTAAGAAGTAGGGAACCAGCTCTCTTACCCCTTACCCCGAATATCTCTTGTAAGATAGCTTGCTTCTCAATCGTACCCATCCCTTGAAGGCTAGACTTCATCTTTGTAAGAATTTCAGCAATAGGTAGTAGGTTTCCATGAGCATCAGCAAGGTCTCCCTTACCCATACCAATAGCATCTAGTGCCCATAAATCTCCTTTGGTTGCTCGTTCAGATGCTGCGGTAGTTAAATACCTCATCATGTTCTCCGTAGCGGTACCTGCCATAGAGGACTGAATACCCGCATTACCCATAGCCATAATCATAGCTGTAGTTTCCTCCAGTCCTACATTCAAGTCCATTGCAGTAGATGCAGTATACTTAATTGCTTCACCAAGGTCAAAGATGTTCGTGTTAGCACCTAATGTACCAGCAGCAAGGACGTCCGCAACTCTTGCAGACTCTGTGGCTGCAATATTATAGGACTTCATTATGTTGGTCATAATATCTGCAGTTCCACCCTTACCCTCAATCATGTGGTCAGTTGCTGAACCCAGAGCCACTACCGCATCCATTGTACCTATGATGTCTTTTCTGTTTACCCCAGCCATACCCATGAACTTCATGGAGTCAGCTACTTGGTTCAGTGTGAAGATAGAGCTCTTTGCAACGGATGACGCCTTGCTTTCTAATTGCTCAGCTGTTGCAGTTGTATCGGAGGCAATTGCATATACTCCAGCCATTGTATACCTGTAGGTGGCTGCTGCTTTAATCATGGAACCCAACCCTCCAACTATACCTGCACCGGCAGCTGCCATCATAGCACCCCCTGTCATCAAAGCCATCTGCTGTTGGCGTTGGAGGTTCATTGCTGATACGCCCATTTGAACCATAGCGCCATCAACAGCACGGGCACCTGCCGTGAAGTGGTCGATTAACGAAACCGTTAACCCAATACCCATACGTGATGAACCTGAAAATATTGGCATGATTATCTTCGTTTTTTAGCCTCAGCTTCTCTGAACTCAGCTAGGCTTTTAAATAAGTTGAAATACTGCAAACGCCGGCTTAAAGGCATCTGAAAGAACTCTGTCTCCGTGAAGCTTAAGCCGGCGTCTGATAGGACTACTATGTCTATAAGGAGCCGATGGTCGTTGGAAAAAAAAACTCTTCTAAAGCAATAGCTGGTATTAAGTCGGTCTTTCCTTTTGGAGAAGTTATAGATATAGGCATTGCAAAGCTGGTATCATATAGCTTGAACTGGCCTCTTATTTCAGATAGTTCCCTTGCAGTAAACTCCGCAAAGTTTTCAAGAGGTATGAATTTATCCTGTCTACGGAGTTCCATCTTTCTCATGGTGAACTCATCATTCTTACTGAGCAGCCCCCGGACCTTCTTAAGCATTGTTTTCTCTCCATAGGAAGTCATCAGTGACCATCGTATGAATTTCCCACTAGTAGTCTCATATTCAAACTCAATCTGTTGGCCTTTAGGGTAAGGTCTTATAGATACTGAGCTAAGGGATTGTAATTCCTCTTCGCTTAAGTCACCCCATCTTTCTAATGGAGCTATAAACTTATTCAAATCCTCTGTGTACTCAATACCGGCAGGGTCAGCTGTAAACTCTCCATCGTGTTTGTACTTGAAGTTAAGCTCACTTCCTAATGATAAGATACGGGCTCTAAGAGCAGCATAATATTTATCAGCAATAGGCCACTTAGCAATATCATCCGCAGTGTATAGCTTCTTGGGTTCCCCATTACTATCCACGTGAAGAGGATTAGTAGAGCCTGTAATAATCCTAGAAAGGAATATATTAAGGTGGGTACCATTTTGGATGTGCTCTGTTTGAGACAGTGCAACCTCATCTTCACCATTCATCTCCCGTATAGAGAGGTCATAGCCAGAGGGTAATCTAAAAGTTTCTGTGTTCATGTTTCGTTATCTATTAAACTGAAAAAGGGTAGAGTAATAAAACTCACCCTTATTCAATAATAGTATATGGTATTAACCCGTCAGATTAGATTAACTTTGCTGGCTGGTCTACGCACCATTCGATTTCTTCAAGAGTATTCTCCGAGGCCATTCTATCAAGTTCAATAGCACCCAATTTGCAAGGCCAAGCTCCCTCATATCGGTAGTGGTCTAAGGGAGTTACTCCATCGGGTGCAAAATGTGTCACTGTGATAGTGGTCTTATATACTGAAGGTAGTTGACCACCTGCAGTGTATACATCTTGAATATCATTCAGGTATTGGAAGAACTGGCTATCATTACCATCAGCAACGGATAGCTTAGTCATTACTAACCTACCGAACTTAGCTCGGCCTCCGGTCTTAACATCGAAGTTAAAATCCCCGTGAGTTACCTCATCAATCTCGAAAGATGGAAGTGTTACCTTCTGGCATAGAAATGCATTCATGCCGGGTATGTTGATTGTGAAGTTAAACTTCTTCTTAGGGTTAGCTATTTGTGCCATTGCAGTTTAATATTTTCAGGTTATAATTACTGGCTTACTGAGAAAGTTACATTACTCGGTGTAACGGTAATGTTCAAGGTGAACTCAGTCATACTCGGTATTGCATTGATGTAAAGCTCAACCTTATACTTACCTAATCCGACATCAGTGGCATTGTTTACCTCTAAATCCTCAAGTGAAGTTTTGTATTGGTCGCCCTTCCATTCGTAGTCATAAAGAGCCCGAGCATTCTTGGACTTAAGGAAGTCTAGGAATGGTTTAACCTCATTATACATATTCTCCCATGTAAGGAAATCGTTGGGTTGTTCTAGGTATCTTTCAAGAGTTGGTCGTAGGCTTTTCTCAATAAAGATGATTAACCTTACAATAGAGTTCTGTGAAAGTTTAGAATAAGACTGTTGGGCAGAATGATTACCCCATAGCAACGTTTTGTTGTATCGGTCTATAACCATGTTAATTTCCCTGTTCGCAAGTCCATTCAATGCACTAAGCTGTCCATTTCCTCCAAAGTTATTCACTACTCCTACTACTCCATCAATTGGCCCTAGCTCAGGACCTGCAAAACTTCTCCATGCTCCATATTGGTTCTCCGCTCTAGTGGATAAAGCCATTACATCTGCAAGCTCAGAAATTTCAGTTAGGATATTTGTGTTTGGGTGGTTAATCTTTAATCCACCTGCATATACTGCAGCATAAGGAGTGTCAATGGATGTCGCAGCTCTCGCAGCAATCAACTGAGCCTCAGTAGCATTAGAGTTTGCAAGGTGTGCAAAGAATTGAAGGTCTTTCCTAGAAGCGGCATATACTGCCCCAGCTTGGTTGTAGGTTGCATCTGAAATCTCCGGTGCTGCTATTACCATACTATCATTGTGGCCAGAGAAAGCATGAATACCCGTACCTACGGAGTTTCCAACATAGTCAGTTACCGCAACTGAGGTTCCATCTGAGCCTCCAACGAATTGGTAGGTTTGGTTATAAGGTCTTACAGGTGCAGTTAAAAGGCTAAGGTCTGCATAGACTACATTTAAGAATACAGAGCCCGTCACCACATCATCCAAGTAGTGGCTTTCCGAAGTTAGGGGTGTTCCATCTATAAGAATGTTTTGATAAGTCTCAGAAAGGCCTGGCTCAGCAAGATGGTCAATGGTTAAGTTAAATGCATTGGTGTTTCCATTGCTTGCAGCGGAGATGGTTACTGATACGTTATTATAATCAGCCCCTTCGTGTTTCATGGTAAATCCGAAGATTAACTCTCCAGCGGCATTCACTACCCCTTGAACTGATGCCTTAGCAACTGTTGCCTGTGAAGCTCCAAGGGTTACTACCCCAGCACTACCTCCACCGGTGGTTAGTACGTTGGTTGCCTGTGTTGATACAATCACAATCTGCCTTACCAAACCTGGCCCTGCAGCTACTACCCATGCATCAGCAATTGTAGGTTGGAGAAGGAGCTCAGTTACAATGTCATCCATTGTTTCATCTGAACCTACCGCATAAGTAACTGCATTTATAGGTGTACCATCAACAGTCAGGTCATATTCATTCAATGCTACCAAGGCAGCAGAGAAGGTTAATAACTGAGCATATCCAATTGAGGCTTTGGTTGCAGTTAAAGTAGAAGGAGTGGTTACATCAGTATAGTGTGCAACCCTTGATACTCTCAGTGCAGCTCCTTTATCTAATGCTCTCATCGCAAGCAATGGGAAGTCAGAAGATGTAAGTAGGCCCCCAAACAATCTCTTGAATTGTGAAGAGTTACGAATAACAGTTGATGGGTCAGCAACTGGCCCTCTCTTGGTTATCCCTTGCATGAAAACAATCCCCTTTACCAGCTGTGCAACTGAGAAAGAGAGGTCGGTAACATTGATGTTTAGTTGAGCAGTATTAGGCATGACTGGTTTCTTTATGAATTAATGACTATGGTATTGTTATGGGTTATCCCTCTTAATCTTACCGAAGAGCTTTTCCCAATCTACGTAATTTGCAAAGGCGGTCCAAACATCTATACCCATCAACCTTCCAGCGTTCTGGATTAACCCTTTAAATTCGTTTATCGTTAATAAGCCAGCAATAAATGACGCTATTGGTAAGTTTATATCATATATGTTCCTCATTGCCTTGGTGGATAGTATAAGGATAGCGAACCAAAGGAACTTCATACAGGTCTTAAACCATTTCTCACTATCCCAGCCGGTTCTGTATTTCCACATTACAATCCAACCAGATAAAATGTGCAATACTAATATACCATAGGCTAGAGATAATACAAAAGCACTTTGGTCTACAACCGCTAATAAAAGTGCCCCCAAAGCAAAAACAAAGGCATTAAATGTAGCTTGTATTTTGGTAAGTAATACCATTAAAATTTCGGGTATATGGTTTTCCATTCCTTATTATGTATTGAGTTCCAGTTTCCATAGTAAGGAAATATGGGTGTTGTGCTGGGCTATGGCGATTTAAGAAGGGTAGTATTTATACCCATACCTTGTACAGTTAAAGCATCCTCTAAAAACCAGTTCAGAATAATAAGCTTTAAGTTATCAATTGAATATGGAATAGAATTTGAACCAGTATGTACAGCATAACTCCAACATTCGGATGTGTCAGTGGATAGAGTGGTCCATAGGCCGGGTCCAGTTGGGTCCTGGCCGGTGGCAGCTGGGTCTATCTTAGTAAGGCAAAATTTAGTTCTCACATAGGCCGAGGTATTATTAAGACCTACTCCTGTATAATAATCTCCCCTAGTTATGGTTATATCAAAGTCTATAAAAGCATCGCTGTCTATAATTACAGTGTCTAAGAAAAACACCCAAGACTCCCCTCCATCTGAAGCTAACTTAACCTGAATTGCTAATGTATCATTAGTTCCTGAGTGGTCTAATTTCCAAGTACCTGACATTTTAACAGCCTCCCCTTCTACTACTAATAAGGAAGGGTCTACCTCATAGTAGTATAAAGTATCTGCATGGTGTATTGAGTCTGTTAATAATTGCAGTGTGCTTACAGTTTCCAGTGAGGCATCTCCCTGTGCCCCAGTTGGGCCAGTAGCCCCAGTTGGGCCAGTAGCCCCAGTAGGTCCAGATGTAGCAGCAGTCCATGATAAGTTACCCAACCCGTCTGTTGTAATTACCTCGGTGTCAGCTCCATCACTCATGGGTAATATATAGGAAGAGTTTACCCTTACGCCAGAAGCAGCTTCAAGCTCAATCCTGTCAACCATTGAGGTAATTGTAACATCTCCACCATTTGCGGTTATATCAGTAGTACCCGCATCTACATTAATATTATTGGTGCTTACAATATCTACATCACCCATAAATGAGGCAATGGTAACATCATTCATTGGGAAGAGGGTTGCGGTACCACTATTGTTAGTAACCTCAAAACTAGCCTCCACTATCAAGGGTTCATCTATAAAAACAGTATCTGAATTTAATAACCCTATCTTATTAGCATCTAACCTTTGCCAGAATAAGGCCGGACCAGTGGGTCCTGTTGGTCCTGTTGGTCCTGTTGGTCCTGTTACTCCCATTATATTGAATGAGAAATTCCAGGCCATACCCCCATAATAGAATATATCTCCTTGTGACCTTGCACAACCTGTATTATATACCAGCATATAATCTCCGTCCACCATACCTGTTGGGGGTGTACAGGCATCAGCATAAAACCAGGTTGACCCATCATCTCCATCTGCCCCATTAGTACCAGCAGTACCATTAGCTCCTTGAGGTCCCATCGGGCCCATAGCTCCTGTAGCTCCCGTATAAGTGGTAGTGTCTATGTGTAGTTGTCCAAAGTTATCAATCCTAATATAGCCTGTGTCATTAACTTGAACCCCCGCAATGGAGGCTAACTCAGGTAGAAGGTAGGTACTATTTGTATTTATTCTTAGGTAATCCCGTCCTGTTTGGTGGTTTGCTACTGCAAAACTTCTTTCTTCTCTAATCCCATTTATAGTGTCATGCTCGATACGTGCTATAACCCCCTCATCTCTTTTTACAAATAAGGTTTGTTCATTCTTACTATTACCATTTGCTAAATTACCAGAGCGTATTAAGACCCCTCCTGGCCATGTAGATACTTGGGATGAGTTGGTATTAGAGGTATCTAAACTTAACATTAAGGGGTATGACTGACTGGACTGACCATCATCAATTATACCCATTACATGAAGTATAGTGTCATTCTGGTCAGTACTATAAAAAGAAGAACCCGTTAAAGTTAAGGAGCCCCCAAGTTGGGGTATGCTTATATTTTCTGAGCCTATTCTTAACCAATCTTCTGTCCCACCTATTCTTATATCACCATGGCTTACAACAAAACTCCCTGTACTAGTATTAGGTTTAAGCCCCCCGCCACTATCTGACCATAGGCTACTACCCCCACCTCCAGTCAGAGGAACATAAGCTGCTCCGTTCCAAACATAAGGAGGGTTAACTAGAAATATAGTGTCGGTTGAAAACAGCCTATCCCGCATGTAATTCTCATCCAATAATAGGGCTGAGTTATTAATGATGTCATGTAATGCTTCTCTTAGTACACTAATCTTTAGCTTCTGGTTAGAGGCCAACTTCGTGTCTATCATAGTGTTTAACTGACTTCGTACGGGTTGAGCTGTTGCACATCCGGCTATCAATACAGTTAGTAGTAGAAAGCTTAATATTCTTTTCATACTTGGGTATTTAATTATACTATAAAAAATCTGTGTCAAAATCATCCTTGTCGAAGTCCTCATGGCTGAAGTCATAATTACTCCCACTAGAGCCTGAGCCGGAACTTCCGTCGGGTGTTTTATCACAACTACCAACTTTCATAGTTGATACCTGTTGAGGTAGTACCCCCATAAGGGTATCAACTGTGATACACTGAATAGGTTGCACAGTTCCAATCTCTTCTGGTACGGATAAGCAAAGGTCAGGTATCTTAAAAGTAACGATGTAGTTATTCACTCCATCCTTTGGTTCGTTCTCTTCTATGTGTCCTACTAGCTCCATGACAAACCTGTCTTGGTTGCCGTCTTTGTCATAGTAATCTACATATCCAATACTAGGAAATCCTTGAGCAATAATAGCGTTCATAACCCTATCCTGTTTTGCCGAGCGGTTAGATAGGATAAAATCATAGTAGGCATCTACTATGCTATTCTTTTGCTTCTTGACTACATATCTAGTGATGGGGTTTCCAGAACCAGAACCACTCCCTTCTCCCTCAGTTGCATATACCGCTTCATTATAAGGATTAGGAGGTAAGCCTATTTCTAAGCTGGGTAGAAATCTTTTCTTAACAATAACAATCCGTGGTACTCTCTTTAAGTTCTTGTTGTCTGAGCTTCCAACTCCAAAGAGGTCTATAGCAAAACCCTTATCAGCAGAGACTGCATCTATAGCTCCTTGCCACGTTGCTTCGCCCGCAGCATCATTAGTAATACCCACAATATCAGGCAAATAACCATAGCTTACAAGTAATAGCCGCAGGGTCTCAAATAAAGACCTCTCCAATCGCTCCTGTGATATGGATAGTGGTGCTGGCATGTTAATATGGTAAATCGACTCTCCAACCTTCCTTGGCTAATCTTCGTTCAACGGTTTCTTTAACTATGGAGTTCATACCCTTTCCTCTTCCACCCATCTCTCTAACTGAAGGACCCCATATAGGCCTTTCTTTCATTTTAGAAGTTCCGTACTCCATCCAAGAAGCTATCTTCCAAACCTCAACCTTCTTCTTAGAGTGGGGGTGGATAATACCTTTCTTAATACCAATGTTAACGGAATAGCCTTCTTGCCAAAATGATATAGAGTTAATGTATATCCTCTTGTCAAGGTAGATTAAGGAGTTACCTTTCTTATTAGCTACCGTCCTTGCAGTTAATTTCTCCCAAGGTAAGTCTTGGTTCATTATATGACCCTTAACTATTTTAATCAGCTTCTTTGCTATCTTTTCTTCGGCAGCTCGGATTGACCGTTTAATAGATTTATCTAAGGTGGAAGTCATGTTTCTCGCCCCAGCCCAGTTTCCAAAGGGCTTGACGGTTACTGCTCTAGGCATTACACGGTTCTATCTGTCATATCTAATTGTACCCATGCTCTCTCTTGGCTAGTGGCAACTGGGGTTCTCCTTACAATAATCATTACGTGGAGAGGGTCTTTAGATGCTTGTGCAATAAGTGTGTCGCCTTCTATTCTGTAGAGAGTTCCCCTATGTATAAAGGCATCCTTATTAGGCTCAATATTAAAATTACCATATATATCAAGTAAACCCTTCTCTTTAAGATGGGTTCTGTTGAATAGCAATACAGCGGTCTGACGGTCAATGGTTCCTTCGTCCTTCTCTACGTTTGTAGGCCAGGTATGGAATACATTATATTGAATGAGTACATTTAAGGTGTGCATAGACCACCCACTATCCTCATTGGTATCTTCTTTCCACCTATCAATAGAATGCTCTACCCTAGCATAGGTAACTAACTCTTGGTTTACACTATCACCAAAGGAGTTAATTAATCTCTTGTACTCTTTCCACTGAGCATCGCTTATAGGGCCGGGCATTTTATCTTAACCAAGATGGATAATTCGGGTTGGTACTTCCAGTAGCACATCTTGCAGTCTGAAATAGAACCCCTAGGTTTTTACTATCACAGAAAGGTAATTTGAACCCAAGTCGTTGAGCGGTTGTACATAAGTGTTCTTGGAATTTTTCAAGAGCCCCCCTCTCGGTCATAAGCTCTTTGAAGAAGTCAACTTGATTTCCTTGATTATCCCACCACTCTACTTCGTCAGGTCCTGTCTTGATGTTTTTAGTCCCAGTTCCAGCGGATGAAGATGGATTGAAGATAAGATTAGACGAAGCCATATACTTAGCCCCTTCTGACATAATAGTTTCGTATACCGCAAGTTCTCCAATAAGAACGTTCTCAAGGTAACCCCATTTAGATTGGTCTACTATGTCATCACCTAGAAGCTCAGGGTTCTTTTGATTAGCCAACCAATGCTGCCATTTTGTAACTGCATGAGTGGCGCAAGGAGTTCCGCACAGACTAGGTGGTAGCTTACAACATATAGTCGTAGCTACCACCCCTCCTACCAAATCAATACTAGAGCCCATGTTATAGGTTATTGGGCAGCGTTCTCAATCTCAGCCGCAAGGTCAATAAGGTCAGCTCTCGTCATCTTCATAAGGTCAGCTCTCTCATCTTCGTCTGTGTCCACATCCTTATCAACCATCCAGTCGATAATTTGAGCTTTTGACATCCCTTCAAAGGTTCCGCCCTCATTATTATTATCATCCTCGCCATTCAGATTTACAGACAGGGGTTTAGGGCCAGAGGGTTCATCTCCATTTCCATAGCGTTTACCCAATACCTCTACTAGATTGTCCTTACCGAATTTCTTTTCCAATATCTCTACGGCATTAGAAATCTTTTTGGCATTAGCGGTATTGGACTCTTCAGTTACCTGCTCATGTACCGCTTGTAGAGAATTGAACTCTGCAAGGTTTATCAATACAAAGTGGGTACCCATCCTTTTTGATAGGTCGCTGTTCTTATTCTTAAGTGCAGCTTCAAACCTTTTCTTGTTAACGGCTTGTGGTACATCTCGTACTAATTTGATGCCGAGGCTTCGGTCAACAAATACACTTGCATCATTAGCAAGTCTTAGGTAAACATTCTCATCTTGTGCCATACTGTTTTTGATTTGTTAGAGTTTATGGATTTAATCTCATTGGATATTATAATAGTCCCATTGCGGGGCTACTTAATCATATTACTAGTGGAATATCCAAGTGAATTGATAGGATATACGATTTTGAAAGTGATAATGAAACTTATGGATATTAAAAAAGCCCCACCCAAGAGGGTAGGGCTTCCTTAAAAATCAATGTTAATAGAACCTTTTATTCAAAGTTTACTTGTTCCGCAGCATCAACGTCCATGTAAGATGGGAAGCCATTACCTGAAAAGGCAAGTGACTCATCAATGATTACTCTGGCATCTCTGTAGATGATTGACCAGCCTGAAGTAAGTGTTGCATAGAACTCTTCAGTTTGGTTCTGAACGATTTTGTCGCTTTCAACTTTCAGTGGTTGGCTGTTCAATTTGATAATTGAAGCAGTACTGTCAATAACCATTGCTTGGTCAGAAGGCATAGCCCCATGAATGTAATAGTTAGCGTTCTTTGGAACCGGAGTTTTCAAATCAATCGTTGCATGGGTTGTACCAGCGTTCTTATCTTTGAACTCGCTCAATTCAAGAGTGGTCAATCCCATAGCTTCACCTGAAAGAATAGAGTCAGCCTTTCTTCCGATACGGGCCATTCTAATCCAGCATCTCAAGTAGTCGATGTATTGAATACCTGCAAGAGTGTCATCAACTCCAATTACTGGGGCAGACTCAGAACCCGAGTCTTGCTCTCCATTAATCAATACGTTAATCAGCTGGCTATCAAGTCCAAGTCCAAGCTTGATACCGAAGTCTTGCATATAAATTGAAACGATGTTGATGGCAACGTATTGGCTAATCTCATAAGGGATTTTAATACCTCTACCCATCTTACGAGTGGTAACGGTCTTTTGTCCGAAGTCAACTCCACCTGTTGGGATGGTTTCAGCAATTCCAACAAATCTTGGAGTTGCATCGCTCATTTCCCAGTGAGGCATTGTAACCGATGTACCAGAGATAGATTGCTCTACTGCGGTAAGGTCTTTCCAAATTGGAGACTTACGAAGTCCAAGTCGAAGAGCCTCACGGATAATCTCAGGGATGAGCCATCTAACACTCTCATCTGGCATAGAAACCAAATTCTCAATTGTGTCAATTCCAGGCTGTACTCCCAAATCCTCAAACAAAGCTGACATCGAGATACCCCAAGTCTTATTGATGAATTGAGCGAACGTTACGTCCGTTGGGTTGTCAGGGTTATTTCTAAGTCCCTCAACAGCTCTCACTGTATTTTTGATTTCCCCTTTGTACTTCGATTTTTTATACTGTTCAGTATTCATGGCTGTGTTTTGCGAGTTTGTAAATTTTGGTTAATCGGTTTAGCTCATTGCAACTAGAACCCGAACCTTATCATATTGGGCAGTGGCAACATCCAAAGACCATCCCGTCATGTCCACGTCAGTGGCAACGGCTTGGATATAGAGAGTTCTGTTTCCAGCAACATAGAACCCATCAACTTGAACGGGCCCAGCATTAAGAGCAGCATTAGCAAAGGCAAATACAACTCCCAGTCCTTTTGTTACTACGGTTACCAACTCTCCAATTGCAGCATCGGCATGTGCATAACCGATACATAGGTTTCGGTTGTCTCCAGCGGCAAGTGCAACAATGGTTCCAGCAGCATCAAGCTTTACTGGTTGTCCTTTCTTCACTTCAGTCTTTGCTTCAAATTCTACATGTGTGAAGTGGTTACTAAATCCTTGAAGGAAGATAGTTACGTCTGCTTCGGTTCCTAATGTATTTGCCATCTTGGTCTATTCTTTTTGCTGTTCGATTATAATAAAAAATACGAGGCTTGTTTGTTAGTCCTCTTTAACTTCTTCCATGAAAGACCCAGTAGCTGAGGCCTGGCTTTTTCCTCTAAAGAAATCAGCAGTGGCACTTAGGTCATTGGTAGGCTTATCTCCCTTACCTCCTTTGTCCTCATCCTCATCCGTGTTCTCAACGGTAGACCGTCTTGAAATATCAGTTGAATGGCAAGCTCCACATTCTAGTGGGAACTTACTCTCAAGCTCAGCAGTGTAAGCTACTTTAAGAACTTTCAATGCGGCAAGGTCAGAAACCTCTAAAGCAGCAGTCAAAGCCTCTGGTGGCTTGCTGTCGTGGATTTTATTAAGGATAGAGGCAACCTCACCTTTCAATTCCGTTTTTGATACTGCACCTGCAGCTTTCAATTCAGTAACGGTAGTGTTAGCTGTCTCAAGCTCACCTGTCAACCGAGTTACCTCAGTACCGGAAGTTTCCAATTCACCTGTCAATCGAGTTACCTCGGCTGTGGTGTCCTTTCCTTTTAGCTCAGCAATGCCGGCTGTTAATGCTGCTTCCATCTCTGGCTCAGTCATTCCTTCTTTTACTGTCAGGGCCATAACGGCCATCAATGCTGTAAGATGCTTCTTCATTTCAGGTGTGTCTTTAGTATTAGATTTTTTAGGTGTCGTTTGATTGGACACCGTTTCAGTTCGATAATCGTAGGCAAAATTATGGATAGTATGACCCTCACCTATTAGGGTTGAGTTCATAACTCTATCCGCATACTCAGCGTTTCCAATCTCACCATTATCTCCTACCTTCTGAGCAAAAGGGTCAGCCCCATGATGGACTGTGGAAATCTCATGGAAGTTTTTAACCTTGGTAACAATCCTTCTAATCTGAGTACCGTCCTCATGCATCTCACCAAGCTTACCCCAAAAATCATTAGGGTTATCAGTGAAGGCATGTGAAGGCTCCCATTCAAAGGAAACTGTTACAGATACAGAGTGAATTGATGGTGGTGTCATCATCATTGCTCGGGCAACGTGAGGATTGGATTTACCGTCAATCTTTAGCTTTGCATTAATACCAGCTGGTACATTCACACCAGAGTTGGTGGTATAAGCTTCTTGCCAAGCAACCTCAACAATAACCCCAAGTTCATTACCCACTACCATCTCATGATTGGCATAGACCGTCTGGCCTACCAATAGATGCATGGAGTCTTTTAAAACTGCAGCCTCAGCTCCGAAGTCAATTGGGTTGTATTCTTTATGGACTGTTACCATACTTAAAGCCCGGTAGATTGGATAGATAAAGCTATCCTCATCAAGGTCAGGGTTTAAATCCTTAGCGGTAACATCGGGGTGGTAGCTTGAGAAGTTAGGAGCTGCATTATCAAAGAACCCCATTTGGGTAATGTCCTTTCTTTCTGAAGCCATCTTATCAGCAACATTACCCATAGTTAACTTTGATGGACAGTGTCCAATGATAAGGCTATGGGGCATACCCAACCTTATCGTAGCTAAATGTTTGTCGCTTGTCTGAAATTCCATAAGTTATAATTGCTTAGTGTCGTTTACTTCTGGTCCTTCTTACGGGTCTTATTATCTCCGTCAGGGTCTTTAACCCCATCCTTACGAACCTTCTTCTTTTTACGGTCACCCTCATCTTCTTTCTCCTTCTCCTTCTTTTTAGCCTCACCTGCAAGGTCAACCTGTTCTCTAGGCTCGGGTTGGTCAGGCTTCTCATATCCTAAGATGTCTGCAGCTTTATCCTGTCCGATAATACCCATGTTATAAAGGGAGTTAACGTTTCGGATAAGAACCTCTCGGCCTTGCTGCATCTTCATCTCATCCATCAAGGTAGAACGTTTGAACTCAACCTTAAGATATTTAAAATCAAAGCCTGCAAGGGTAAGCTCCATACGGTAAATCCTCTCTAATGCTGCTTGTACCATATTCTGAATGGCAACAAACTCAGAAAGCATCTTCATAAAGATAATACCTACGTGTTCTAAGCCTGAGCTGTAATCTCGTCCCATCAGTGCACCGTCCATATTGAGGGCTGATAAAATTTGAAGTTCGTTCTCCTTAAATATCTCGGCAACTCCACTCGCATTCGTAGTAGGGTTCTCGAAGTTAAACTCAGTCTCATCCTTGAAACCGACATTAACTCCATCTCGCATACCCCCTTGAACTCTATTGACTGCTTCTGATAGATATTGCTCTAATCGAGCTTTGTATTTTTCATCACTCTCACCCTTTGCAATATCTTGTTCAGGCTTAGCAACCATTACTTGAAGGAAGCCTACTAACCCAATCTGTTTTACAATGAACTTGATATTGTCCATCATATAGTTTTGGGTCTCCAGTGCACTGAGTGCGGATAGATAAGGGGGTACCCCATAAGGAATATCTGTGTCTCCCAGTATACCATAGTAGATAAAGGTACTTGGGTTCAACTTAACATGTTGCTTATCGAGTAGCCTCTTATTACGGGGTATAAAGGAGTTGTCCTTTGGGATTTTTTGGTAGGGGTGGTATCTTCCTGACTTATACTTAAATCTGATGTTCTCAGGATTTACCGATACAATGTTGTCAATGCCGGTTAGTTTGGTATTAACAATCATCTCTTGTGATAGAGCCCCAGCAATTGCAGCTTGTGCAAACATCTTGCTTACCACCCCATCCATACCCGCAACTCCCGAACCCCAATTCTCACTAACCGTCTCTAGGTGCTTTCGCATCTTATCAACTTGGTCAGGTTTTAAACTCGGGTCAAATTCTATGCGGTGTCCTGTGTTTCCTAAGTATACAAGGTTCTTAAATGCCTGACTTACATCAGGATTAAGCATAGTGAGTTTCCGTATTACCGGTATTACATTAAAAATGAATTGGGGTAGTACAATGTCAGTGGTTGACTTATTCCCTAATATGCTTTCAGTGGCTGGGTGAGATGGTTGGGATTGACGTCCCCGTCCGATTGGGCTTGAAATTGAGGGGCTAACATGCTTCCTACTTTTTCCACGGTAGTCGTCTATTCCAGCTTTTGCCCCGTCATATAAGCTTCTTAAAAATCCTTTTTCTTCCATTATCTTGGTAGTACGGTGACTGTTGAACGTGGGTTCTTACGAACGTAATTTGTAATGGACTTACCCATTATAGCATCGTCAGAGTAGACTTGTTCCTCCATGTCCCCTTCGCTGCTACCCCCCTTCCCTTTACCCATAGCCACTGGCCTGTTTGCACCATCATAAATGAATGTGTATGCTTCACGGATAAACTCGGGGTCTTTAATGATAAGCCCACCTTGTCTTATGTCCTCTTCTAACCCATCAATAATAACAGGTCTGTTTTTCTTAGTTGTATACCATCCAGGTACATCTGTTTCAATCTTCTTGCTAGACTGTCCTTTTTTCTTAATAAAGGTTTTAGTAAAGTATAGGTTAGGATAACCATTATCCATAAGCTTATCAGTAACGGCTGCTCCAATATCATTCGCTTCTGGCGCAAGTAAAGCTCGTCCGTATTCCATCCCTAAATCTCCTAGAGTGGTCGCTAATGCTGATGTGGGTATCTTTCCTTTGAATGATGCATACTCCTCACCGAACTGGTCCATAATGGAATAACCTGAACTGTCATTAGCCCGCCCTGTTGAAACGTCACTCCCAATACTAAACTTTTTAAGGGGGTCATATTCCTTGTAAATACGAATGTATTGCTGACCTCTTGTATGAATTGACCGAACTGGTTTGTAATCTGGTAGCATATCCTCCATTGCCTTAATATCCTCAAGGTCGAATACTGTAAGACCTGAGGCTAAGAAGTCACCATCAATCTCCTGTGCAGTTCTCCGTGGTCCAAGTTCAGCGGACATCATATCATACCATGCTTGGTCACGCTCAGGATGCATTTGCCATCTCAATCTGATAGCATTGAATTGAGAGTTACCGGATAGAGCATCTACCCAGGTCTTATGATACCAGTTTCCAACTCCATAAGGGGTTGAATTTACGATTGCTCTACCCCCAGTGGATAGTGTAGGGAAGGCAGAAGCCCAAATTGTCCCCATCCATCTAACGATTGCCGCCTCATCAATTACTAATAGAGATACAGCCTCTGAACGTCCAGCCTCTTCCGTTGTAGGGACTGAGGTAATCATCGAACCATTTGCAAATTCAAGCTCAGTGGAGGTTCCTAAATCATCACCTCTACCATTAATAATTGGTTGTTTGAGATAATCGGGTAAGTGTGTGTATATACCTTTAATTCTTCTAAGAACCCTCTTGGCAACCATATCCTTGATGGAGATGATTTGGATGTTTTTATAGGGTTGATACATTGCAAACCATAAGCAATACATCGCAATCAACTCTGTTAACCCAGCCTGTCTGAACTTTAGAACTATATTAAACCTATGATGCATAAAGGCATGTAAACAACCTTTCTGATAACCGTATAGATTAAAGGGAACTCTACCTCTAAGTGGGTGGACTACTTTAGCAAACTGGGAAAAGAAGAAGGGGTCTACGCTGGCCTTCTTTAAGATGTCAAACTCTTTAAGTGAGAGCTTTCTATCAAATACCTTTTTTGTTTTGCTCTCCTTAATTATCATTAAAACGGCTTATATCCTAATCCAATCCGACCCTCTAATATAGGGCTTCTTTCGAGGCTAACTGCAACGTGTGTAGCAATTGTAATCCTTCTCCAGTTTAGATAATAGTCCGCCCCTAAGTATGCCGCTTGTAGGGGTATGTCATATCCTGAGTGGACGAATACATCGTGTTCCAATGAGGATAGAAACTTATATTGCTTCTTGGGTGGAGGTACTCTATATGTTGTGAGAGTTCCATCTGACCACTCATAGCTGTACTTGATATAATTAGTCATCCATAAGTGGGAAGATACCGTGCCATCTGTATTTAGGAAGTCTAGCTTCAAGGTATCATTCGTGAACTTACCTGATAATATCTTGGGGTTAGTTCTAAATCTTGTGAGAAACCTCGTGTCGATTTCTTGCAGTCTATTCCCTAGGCTATCCGATAAAAGTATTAAGCTATCCTTATCTAAGGCTAACTTCAGGTTTAAGGGGTTTACCGAGTTATTTGTAAAGATTTGAATCTCCTTCTCGGGTACAACGGTATTGTATTTTGGCTTAAACTCCGTAAACTTCTCATAACTAACTTGTAAGCTATCCATAAAGGTTCTAAAACCTGGAGTCTCCCAATACTCTACTTTATTAACTTCCGCCTTTAGAGCTTTTGTATCAGTTATATACTTCCCTATACCTACCCCAAATAAAGATAGGATTATACCTACTAACACCCATGCTCCTACTTCTCTTAGCTCCATCTTCTTGTCTTTAAACCAAATATAATCTATTCCCCTTTAAGGGGGATATAGATAAATATATTTAGTCAGGTTTTTGGGTTATATATTTTAAAGTCCTTCCTAAAGCTTGCTCTAGGTCTTTTTGAGGGAACAAATCAACCTTGTCTTTTCTTACGTTACAATGGCTCCATAACCCCCCTTTAGCCTCATCTGTAATAGAGGGGTCAAACTTTTGGAGGTTGGGTAACTTCTCTGGCAATTCAAGGGTAGGGAAGTCTCTTTTAAGCTTAGCAATCAGCCTACAAACACTATCTATCTGTTCATTGGTATATCTGTGCCATTCTTTAAAACCTCTATGCTCTACCCTCACAATATCATCCTCTGGTATCTTTCTCCCAGCTACCTTGCTAGGCCATAATGGGTAGAAAACGCCATCTCTTAATTGCCCAGCCGATACAATCTCAATATTGATGGTTTCTTTTTCAAGCCGGTTATCATCTCCTTTAACCCCCAAGTGATATGCCCACATCTTAGGGTCAAAGCACTCATAGATAGTACCATCTCTATCAATCACATAGGGAGTACCAACTCTATCGGGGGTCTGGTCCCACCAAGAGATAGCCCCCTCAGCACTTGTACCTGCTGTATGGTGGAGAAATATACCCCTCTTAGGATGTATTGAAGATAGGTACTGACCATTACTTAAGTACTTCTTAACAATAACGGGCTCTTTTAGATAGAAGTTTCTTTCCGCAGTTTCTACCATATCAATGGTTTTCTTGACTTCTACTTTAGATAACCCCTTCTTTTTGCTCTTCTTATCGCTCTTTCTAGCCATTTTGATATTTCATAAGGTGGGCACTTTGTAACAGAGGTTCGTCCCTTGTTAATCCAATACCCTTGTTTATCTTCGTCAATGTGAATTTTAAATGAGTCAGGCAGTCCCTGTATGATAGCCCTCTCACGGGGGCTCATCATCAATCCATCGGGGTTAAATTCTCTGTTTCCCTTCCTGACTGTGTTAGGAGGTTTACCTGGCATATTCCTATAAACGCCTGGTGCGGTTGTAAACTTACGGTCAAACACTTTCCATCGGCTATCACCCCGCTCTTTCCAGGTTCTTTGGATATCAAGAACTCCCATCTTCTTACCTGCATATATGGTAATTACAGTATCGTCTGGTTCTCTTACATGACCAATCTTAGCATCATCCCAAAGCGGTAAGTCTTTGAATAACTGCTTGGTAGTTTTAATTGGGTAAGTTCCCTTGGGTAATGTGAAAAAGCAACCATGTACCTCCCGGGTGTTCAGGTCTTTTCTAACTCCCACTATAATCAATCGAACCCTATTTAATTGTGAGTTGCCCCATAAGGTGACTGACCCCTTGAATATCTTGAGCTCATACTCTGGGAACAACTCATCAAAATTACCCAGTGTCTTTTCTAATGCTGGGAGGTTCTCCATGACAAAGAGGGATGGACGATAGGTATTGACTGAGGTTATATAGGTATCTAAAGAAGCGTTTTCCTTTGGATTTCCCAGTGATTTCTTACGGGAGTAGGATAAAATACTACTATGTCCACAATCTGGATGCCCAATAATTGCATCTAGTCCCTTAAACCCAAGTCCAGCTGTTTGCTTATATAGAGGTATAGCTCCAAAGTTAGCTTCCCATTGTTCTTGATGGGCGGTATGGAATACGGAACGGGGTTCTATATTCGCAACGAGGTGTTTTTTCATTGCTAATACCATAACTCCGTTCCCCGCACAAACTCCCAATATCTCCATAGTAAAAGATTTCTTGGTATTGCATATACAGGTTCAAGGGTTTACTATTGATAGGAAAGAGATTAAAAGATGGATTTACCATACAAATTAACCCCTGAAATTAAGAAGGATATAGCAGAGTTAGCTGCAGCCCTTCCACCTATGCTTGATAAATCAAAACCGCAAACTATGAGGCGGTATTTTGGAAGTCAGCTTATTAGAAACGGGATTACAACTTGTGAACTTACCACCAAGAATAAACATGGCGGTGAAACCACTAAAACAGTTAAGATTAAACCCCGTAAGAAGTATGTGGGGCCCCCCGAATATCCCCACATCATTCACAAAGACGAATTGGAGTTTGCCTATGTAAGATGGGGCTGGGATGCTTGTGATGCTTATAAGAAGAAAGTACAAGAGGCATATAATACAGCAGCCCAGAATTTAGTAGCAACCGGAAAAGCAGAAGATGATGAGCCAGATAACAAGTAGAATAGATGCTACCCATCAATCGGTAGACTTTGTAAGAACTCTAATCAAGCGTCACCTAAGGGATAACCCCGAAGAACCATTGGAAATTATCTGTACCGACAAGTGGATGATTTTTTGGGAGAATGAGAGAGCACACATGCCAGAGGAAGCAAAGCAATGGGTGAAGGTAGTATTAGAAAACTAAAGCTAGCTGAGAAGAGCTGTAGAGATAAGGGTATTGATTACAATCACCTTATTAATTTACGCTTTCTAGCTGAAATTCCCTATATAGACAACCATGTAGCATCACATTGCCCTAACTTTGTTGTTGCATCTCTAGCTGTTGGAAGAATACCCTTCTTTTGCGCAGGTAATCAGGTAATGAATGTTCTTAGATATAGGCTTGATATAATTAGCAGAGATGCTAATACCATGGATACGGTCAGGAAAGAGCTTAACCGTTTTTACCAGGCTTTAAGTATGCAGCCCGTCTCGGAACACTTGGAATAAAGTTATTGTAGACGGTCTTTATGGGGTTAAAACCCTCAACAGGTTTTTCCTCTTCCACCTTCTTTTTAGGAAGCACCTTCTTAACTGGGGGTACGGCATCTATAAAATGCGTATTTATATGGGTATCGAAGTTTCGGTGGGACTTATTAATATCACTAAAACCTGCCTCTGCTTTAATCAACATCGGCATCAGCGCATAACAATTGTAATTGGGTTGTACCTTCTGAGCTATTATTCTATCTATTGCAATGGGGCTATTGTTTAATAGCTCTATAAGAATGTTATACATTCTCTTGTAAACGATATATCCGAAGCAACCATAACTCTCAATTACTTTACCAACCCCGTTACGAATATGGGTCATTGGAGCTTTAGGAAAGTGGCCTAGGTAAAGTATATCAACATTCTTTGGTACTACCCTCATAACGCTATCCAACCTAAGGTCAAAATCCTTACACAGTTGTATATCGTCCTCGAAGATGATTACATGGTCTAATTTACGCCGTTTAGCTTCTCTAATAGTATTTAGATGGGAATAAAGTGTTGCAAACTCCCCTGTATTATTCCCGTTGAAACTTAGTGGAGTTTTTGGGATGGTGTTTCTATCTATAGCCTCGAACCTAACGATGTTATGTCGGGAGCTTGATAGGTTAGCCTCCATCTTCAATTTTCTATCAGTCCGCCTATCAAGGTTAATATAATAACCCTGTGATATGTTCTTGTTAAGTTTGCCTCTCAACTGGAACTGAGGCTTAGCCTCACCCCACTTAAGCCTTATAGACTTCATATAAGCTATTCTTTCGGGGCTTCCCAATGGATTAGTCTTGGTTAGATTGTTACCTGTATAATAGGCAAACGCTAAAGACTCTTGAAGCTCTACTATCCTGCCGTTGAATAGGTTACAGAGTTTATACATGTACCCTGTATCAGCCCCATGTCTAACCTCGTCAAATAGACCCGCCACTTTATAAGCCTCTCTGCTTACACACATCATGGAGTGTCCCATCATGCTATACGCTACCTTACCTGTTTTCAAGTCTATTCTAGTGTACAAGCAATTAGATACAACATATTTAGTTCCCATAAGAACTGAAACCTGTTTTCGTATTCTGTCAGGGTGGAACTGATCATCAGCTCCTAATATCATAAAGAAATCCCAGTCGCCTTTGTACGTTAACCCCACGTTAAGGGATTTATATGTTCCTTGGTTTTTTGGGCTATGGATTACGATTACATCGCTTCTTTTGAATGGAGAAAGTACTTTTCGGGTATCATCTGTACTACAATCATCTACTACGATAATCTCCACTAACCCAAAATTTTGATTAAGACAACTTCGGATTGCAGCTAAAATAGTGTCTTGCGCATTATAGCAGGGTATTATAACCCGTATCTTAGGCTCTTCTTTCATATCTCTTCTTAATTATTTGAAGCCTCTTACTACTACTTAATTTATTGGATTGGCTGTTATGTCCCTTACCTTTAAAGATAGCCTGATATAGTACTCTAGGAACCTCCACCATGTATTCCATTCCTATATAAGCTCTAAACCTCTCCATGTAATCCGTATCACTACCCGACCTGTCCTTGTAGAATAATCCCAGCCTCAGAAATGCAGCTCTACTAAACATTACCATAGAGTCCCCATACTTAGCTGGCTCTCTGATACCTGTATAAATGTGCTCCCTGTAATATCTACAACGGCTACAATAGATTGGCCACTTCCCTTCAAGTGGTTTTAGTTGCCTCTCTAATCTGTCGGGTGTCATATAATCGTCCGCATCGAGTTTCGTGAAGTAATCCCATGATATATCAAGCAGAAGGGCATCGTTTAAGCATCCGTAAGTTCCCTTATTGACAGTATTTGGAAGAATGATAACGTTTGGAATATTAAGTCCACTAAGAAGTTCAGATGTCCCATCGGTTGAGGCATCATCCACAATAACTAAAGTCCAATTCTTATAGGTTTGATTTAATACGCTGGTTATAGCATATAGGATGTTGTGCCTATCATTGTATACTGTGATGATTACTAATACCTTCTTCATTCTAGGGATTGTACAGGGGTTTTTAGACCAACGCTTTGTTGGAAAATGGTATTATCTCCAGTGTAGAGGACTTTTAATTCCTTACCGGTGTGAGGGATAACATGGATATTGAGACCCTGCTCTTTAGCAGCGGTTCCTACCCAGTAGTCAGCCATGTTGGCTTTCTTAAAAGTCTTTTTGGGGAGTCGGATAATTCCGTTGGGTATGCACATAACCCCAGTTCCTCCATAATCCACCCTGTGAACAATTGGAACGGGCTTTAAGCAATGGATTACCCCTGTTCTCTTATAGAGGGTAGTATGTCCATTGTTAAGTTCATACCGACCATGAAGTGTTACTATGCCAAGCCTATCGGCATAGCTGGTCAGAAGTGTTACGTAATAAGGAGGGTAAGCAATATCATCGTCACAGGTAAAGAAATACCCTTTCTTATTAACTTTATACCCCTTATACTTGAAAGCATCCCCAATACTGTTGTCTGTGTGATAGACCGCAATACGGGGATGCTTTAAGAAAGGGGGAGTATGGGGGTAGTTGTTAAGAGATATGTGTATCTTGTCAACTTGGGGTAATAGACTAAGAACTGTGTGTTCTAAGTATTGCTCCCTACTGGGGATGGAGGCTATTCCTACTTCTATCATAAGATAGGATAGTATTCAGCCCTCTAGAAAAGTGGTAAGCAACCTCCCCCTAGAATTACTTGACCACTACCTGAAGTATTATCCTCAATAGGTATAGCAAGCAAGGTTGCACAGTACTCACACCCCGTTTCGGGATGTATTAAAGAAAGATATAGGTTATAACTATCTCCACTGTCTGGTGCAGTTATTAAACATTCAATTGGACCTCCATTATTACTAAAGGCCTCTGCCGTCCAAGCTCCAACATCAGTATCGGGTGTTGATTGAATATGGGCTTCCCATTTTACATTGGAGGGTGAGAATACGGTAAGTTTGTTACCCAGTAAACCATAGGCAATAGCGATTTCTGGGTCGCAACTAGAACCCCCTAGCTCGCTTATCTCATTCATTACGAATGCTATATCCTTTAGGAATACCCAGGTGTGTGGGGGGTCGCCCGGTGCCGGTAACGCTGCACCTTCATTAACTTGCTCAAGAACAGAGTGGATTTTATAAACACCTCTTCCAAGGTAGTTTCCCTTAATATCAGTAGTACGGATAGTATTACCCTTGCTATCAGCTATACCAAATAGGGATGGGCCTTGCTCTGTTACTAAGAGAGGAGCCGGTCTATTAGTTGGGTCTGTTACTAAGAGAGGAGCCGGTCTATTAGTTGGGTCTGTCCCGATGTAGTAGTAAATCATGTTTAAGTCCTTTAGGATAAGGTGTCGTAGTGTTGTTTTATTAATAGCAAGGCTTTCTTTCTCACCTAAAAATTAAGTATTCACTATTCCTTTAAATATCCTTATATTTGAATAAATAATTGATGAGATGAATATAGCCCCGGTAATTGCACTAACTTATCTTGCAGCCTACGTATTCTCTAGTATCTCTATGAACGAGTTTATAAAGCAAGATTACCTCTCCAGTATTTCTGTGAGGCGGGTTCCTAGTTGGTACTTTTACCTGGCTATATTCTTACTTACCTGGATTTTAGCTCCACTGTTCTTATTATCTTGGCCTTTATTCTTTATCTTATGGGTAAGCAATGGGTTTAAGTATGATACTACATGGCAACAATTACTGGAACGTAAAAAACGTAGAGACCAGAAAAAATGAAATCACCCATCAGTTTTAAGGAGTTTAAAGATAGCCCTATTGCTGGGTTACTTTTTCTAGTAGTATGCTTTACAGGGTACATGTATTTTGATAAGGAGGCCTTCTACAACAAGATTATAGACGAGAAGACTGCTACAGTGGTTACACTCCGTGAAGAAGTCAAGAGGTTAAACGACTACATAATTGATATACTAAAATGAAGGTACTAAAATGGATGTTTTTTGTTGGGTTAGTGTGTTGGGTTAGTTTCATCTTGTATGAGAGTAACCACAACCGCTCAGCGGCATTAAAGAAAGTAGAGTTCTCTGATAGCCTAGGTGTTGAGAAGTTTTTGGATAGTATTACCGAAGGACTGCAACGGGTTGAGGAAGCCTACATGATGAAGGAAAGGGATAAGATGATGTATGTAGATAGCCTTGACTCAGTTGCTAAGGTAGAGTCTTATGAGAACCAGTTGCTTTGGGAAGAAAACAGCAGACTTAAGAAAGCCCCCGATACGATTATAATCCGCAGACCCCGCCCTATGAAATCAATGGCACCCCGCAAAGTTAAATCCATAGGATTAGAGGGTAAACTATTAGATATAAAGGAAGATGAAGAACAAACAGCCGAGTAAATTCTGTATTAAATGGAAAGCCTTTTGGAAATGTGTAGCTAGTCTATTCACTCCCAAACCCCCAGTAACTCCCGACCCTCCATCTTCTAATAAGATGGACACGGATGTTCACTTCGATAATGGGAACAGCTATGATTAGTTTAGTAGAGCTATACAAAGAACTTAAACCCATATACGAACCCATATTAACCAGAAGATACAAAGGCTTGATACTTGAGGTGTTTGAGTATGAGGATGACATTCCTTATAGACTGGGGCCAGCCCCTCTATATGTTATTTATGTTGGAGGTAATCCAATTGCAAAGTATCAAAAGATAGTCAGAAAGTCTGCTACATGGGATTGGATGTGGAGCCCAATTATATACCCCCAAAATGCTGAGATACTTAACTGGGCTCCTTCTAAAGGTTTAGCTAGAAAACAAGCCATGAGATTTGTTAAATCATTCTTAAAACAACTTAAACAATAATGTACTACAACATTGAGCCCGTTTATAATCACAGAAAGACTGGGTATGTTATGTCTTTCAAGGTTACACTGGTTTTAGCCTTTGGAGAAGTGATTATTAAGCACTCTGATACTGACTACCAAAAGTGCTTAGAAGAGTTTGAGAGGTTAAAGAAACAATATAAGGCTAGTGGGCCTCCACCGGATAGGATGGTAAGGTATTGTCTCAAATGTGCAAAGCCCACTTTAGTAGATTTATTCTGTCCCGAACATTCAGACACTAAGTTAGGAGGCTTCCACCACATATCAGAATTTAAAGCTAAACACCCAAATGACTGATAAAGAAATATACGACTATATGAATACCTTAGAGGGTTTTGTAAATACTGATGGTAACCTTGTCCATGAGACAGCCACCATCTTTAAATGTGTAACTATCGGAGTGGGTAACTATATTGGGCCAGGGGTTGTACTCGGGTCAATAGGTGAGATGAGAGGGGTTAACCCAAGGGATTTCAAGGGTAGGGTTATCATTGGTGATGGTAATTCCTTCTATGACCATGTATCTGTTACACAACCCCTAGATAAAGCCCATGCAACGGTTATAGGTAACAACAACATTCTTATGGGTAAAACTCATATAGGTCACAATGCCATCATTGGTAATGATAATGAACTATGCTTATGTACCATGGTGGGAGGTTATGCCCGTATACACAACCGGGTTAAGATTAAACTAGGATGTACCATAAGGAATAGGATAACTATCGGTGATGGTGCCTTAATTGGTATGTGCAGTGCCGTCCTTAATAATATTGATGCAGGAGCCATTGTCTATGGTAACCCTGCTAAACCTCGTAAATAAAAAGACATGAGCTCACTAAATCCGCAACGACCCGAAGATGAAGATAGAAAGTTACTATGGGCAGGTATAATTCTCTTCTCTCTAGTATTTTTTCTTCTTAATCTTCTATATTCTCTATCCATCCAATGATGCAAACCACTGGCATAATGGAATTAACCCCCAGTTATGCCTTAATCTATATTAATTCCCATGAAGAAAGATAAAGAACCAGAAGTAAGGCTGAACTTCGACCAATGGTATAGCCTCAATGAAGAGGCCATCAGTATCGAACTAGCCGAGAGCGGAAGAGACCGTGAGATGGGCTTCGATAGTGGGCAAGAGTTCGAGAACCGTTACATTAAGTACCTAAAGGAATTTGAAAAGCACAAGTCAGTACCTAATCAAGGTGACTTCGGTACCCCCTATAAAAGAAGATTTTAAGCCATGAAACACATTAAAGACTACCCACTAAAGGCTTGCCTCCAAATGCATTATGTGGGCTCAGAGAATAAATGCTCATGCCATGGTACCTGTGTTGATATATGGAATCCCATTAAACCCAACCTTGTATGGGGAAAGCAAACCCTGGTATATAGGACTAGACAGATGGGTATGACATTCCTTATAGACTGTGGACAGCAAACCCTGGTATATAGGACTAGACAGATGGGTATGACGGCCCTTCAAGCAAAGATGGTATCTGAGCGGATGGCAGCCCATTATAAGGACGTACCTATAATGACTGAGGATGGCACAATCCTAAGCTCAAGGGGGCACATGGACAAGCCTGTCGATGAGGCCTCATCGGGGGTTAATAATGCCCCTTTCCTAGAGGCCATGGATAAGGCAACTGATATTATGAAGGCAACCTATTGCTTTGCCTGTCTAAGGCCTATTGGAAATGGTTGCCAATGCAAGGTACCTTTCTCTTATGATTGTGGTGCGGCTATTAGGATGCGTAGAGAGGCCGTTATTGACGATTTCGCAGATGATTTCGTTGCTCATCATTTGGGTGCCTGTATGGATGAGTTATGCCCTAAATGCGGGCCTCAAATATTAAAAGATAAAGAGCCATGAAAGAACATTACGCAGTATTTAGAATGGGTACCGGAAGCTCTATGGATGGTATGGCAACCGAAATGCAAAGGCATGGCCCATTGCTGGATAGTAAGCTTGATGCAATAGTTTTAATGTATGAGGAAGCCCGAAAGAGGCAACATGCCAGTAACCAATTCATTATCTTAACGTGCAATTGCTTATGATGAAAAGTACCGAACTGAACTAAATTATTAACCTACGACCTGTCCACTTTTAATTATAGGCAGCGTTGTGAAATCGTTAAAATGAAGAAGAAACTTGAAGAGTGTAATGTAGGTGACTACGTGAGATTATGGTGTATCGGAACATTATGTTGGGATGATGAGATTGTGAAAATTGTAGACAATGGCGTTTCCACGTTAGTGAAACTTGAATATAGAAACGGGTCGAAAAGGGAGTTTTCATCATGTGCAGAATGCATGGTGGTTAGCTTTTAATGTTTTACAACGTGCCTCAGATATGAAAAGATAAAGAGCCATGAGTAGGTTTATAGATAACTGGTGGGCAGCCTTTCAGAAGTTGTGGTTGCCTTGCATAATCTTCTTTTGGCTGGGCTTTTGGGTTACGGGGGATGAGGTACCTACCCTATTCTTCTTTACGGCCTTCCTTACAATAGTAGTTGTAGCCTTCTTATCGACAGCTTACTCGGGGTTACGTCACTGGGCACTTAATCCGTAAATCATAGAGTTACATTTCCTTTATTACGTAAGCCCCCTTTCCCGTAATTTTTTTTAGTTATGCGCTCTGAGTCAAGTACTTAGGGTTGCCATGCTGTCACAAATGTATTCTATAACTGTGACAGATGTTTGAGTCATGGGTCGTAGGTGAAGGGTGAACCTTATCACGTATGCGGGTATTCAGGCACCTCTTATCGTGTGCGGGGAAAATCTGGTAGCTATGACCTGGGCATACGGTATGCATATATGCATAAAATAAGGAATAAGGAATTGAGGGATAAATCCCAATTCCCTATTCCGAATTTCTTATTTCTTGCAATAATTCAAAAGAGAATTAAGATTTTCGATTTTCGGGATGTTTTTCGATTTTTCTGCATCCCCATGGAAAAAAATCTCTCTATGATTATAATCGACATTTGCATAAGTTGACTCTGCAAAATCCTTAAATTGATTTGCAATCTTCTCTTTCATCTCTTCATCATTTTTGAGATTTGCAAGATAAAATTTATCAACTAAATTAAATAAATCTCTTCTTTTCTTTCCTCTAAATTTCCTTTGTGCATCTCTTGACATTGCAGAATAATCTATCAAATATTTCCTTTCTAATCTAATAGAAACATTTGCATTATTTTTAGAAGATAGGGAATTTTCTTTTTCCTTTGCATCCTTTGCATCCTTTGCAATCTCTTTAGATTCCTCTCTAGATTTTAATTCATCCTTATATAAAGGAATCAATTTTTTTAATGTCATTGGATTAATAAATTCCATCTCAAATCCCCAAGAAGATAATTCCGAAAGAATGAATTTTTTTGATAATTTTTCCATAATATATGATTTTTTTTGTTATGCATCTAAATCGGGATTATTCCTTCTTTTTGCAATGCATATTCAAATATACATCTTTATTATTGATTTAATCCAATTATTTTCATTTATTTTTGATAATCATCTAATTTATAATCATTCTAAATAAGATGCATATATCATTATTTTTGAGATAAAAAAATGAAATTTCGAGGTCGGTCGTGTATAGGCAAGGTCGTTGTGGTTTTGGGTGTGGTTCTCGGTCAGTTGCGCCCACGGGCCCGTCGCTCTGGCCTAAGGGCCTGTTTTAAACCTAACGGCCTGTTCCCCCGCAGGCACGGTCGCTCTGACTTACTAACCCACTTTAAACTCCATGGGTGCCTAAGGGCCTATGGTAAGTGATGTAAGGTGCCATAGAGTACCTACCCATAGTGAGGTACCATAACCAAAGGTAAGTGGGTACAAAGAAGGGCACCCAACCTAATGAGTACCCCTCAATCATGGAAAAAGCCTATATTAGATATGGGTGCCTATAATGGCCCCTATAGTAAGTAGGGTGCCCAATAGGTAAGTTGTAGCCAGAGTGGTCAGTGGGTTAGTCTCTAGGTAAGTAGTGAGCTTTCTCATAGTGAAGTGCATAGTATAATGGTTAGTAAGGTGCCAAGGATATAAGTAATCTTTCCAAGGTTTTCTGATAAAAAGGTGTTCATGTTTTCCATATCTAGTGATTAATTGATTTGTTTCCCTAAAGATATGCATCTATTCCCTATTATAAAAACTTATTAATGCGGTTGGCACACTGATTAAACCCTTAGGAGTGGATTAGTTAGTTGAATAGTTGAGTGGAGGCTTACAGGCCCTTGAGCGCACTAAGCTCACACACGGGAAAAGGATAATTAAATCCTTCTCCAGGCCGATTAATCTTCTTCTGAAATAATCTCTAAGATGAGGCTGTCCAAATCATCCATCCCATAAGGATATTCATTTGCATCCAAGCCGTCTCCTAAGAGATAATTTAGAATTTTAATCTTATCGAGCTCTGTGAGCTCTTCTAATTTCCAATTGCATATTCCCCAAAGAATATCCTGAGCTGTGAAGATTTTATCTTTTGATTTTTCCATATTTAAAGATAGACATATTAAAAGGATATATCTAACAGGCCCCAATATTAAATATACAGGCCTATGAGCTTATCTTTAGGCCTGTTCCTTAGGCCTACACGTCGCTCTGACTCTTAGGCCCCAAAACCCTAGACACAGGAAAATCCAATTAAGGATTTCCTTTGCGCCCTATTCTTTATGAATTATAATGGATGGCCGATATATCCTTTAAAGGAATTAAGATTTCCTTTTCGGCTCCATCTATTCCATCTTCCATAATCATAATATTTAAGGCTTCCCCTCCTTCTTCAATATAGAGGAGCCCTTCCATTTGTTCATCTGATGAAAGATGACCCCATAGGATAGAAGGATAGCCGGGAAATGAATTTTTAATATCCCCATTATTCAAATGAATTGAGACGGATAAATCCCAATCATTTGAATGCTCTATATCTCCTAATTCATCCACGCCATCTATAATTAGATTGCATAGGGAGATAATCTGCGCCTTATCCTTATTCCCTTTTGGGAGAATTATCGGGGCGCCCGATAATATTTTAAATATTTTTATTGATTTTTCCATATTTAAAGATAGGGAAAAGGAATTGATAAATCTAATAGGCCTCAATAATATAAATGGGCCCTTAAGCTTCTACTCCTACAACAGGCCTTTAAGCCTACCAGCCTGTTCCCGCACCCCTGCGGTCGTTGTGGCCCTAAACACAGGAAAGGGAGCCTGATGCTCCCTAATCCCTAATCATGGAAAAACCTTATATTCCTCTGCCTCTTATATGAGACCTCATCATATCCCTATCCTTGCAAACCTGCAATAATTCTGCCATCCTAATCTTATCGGCCTCATTTGCAATTTCTCTTAGAGCCTTTGATTTCTCTAATCTTGCATTAATACTCTCATTGCTTCTTGATTCCCATTCATTCTGACTGATATGAACCGGAGATGCAATTCTTACTCTTCTTTTTTCTTTACTTTCCATGATATATGTTTTTAGATGATTAATTATGAAATAAAGATAAAGAATAGATAATGATATATCTAAAGAGCCTCAATCTTTATTTAGTGGGCTCACAGGCCCTTGGGCCGGTTTAAAGGAATAAAGAAAACCCCCTAGCTCTGGGGGCTCTCTCGTTAATTATAGAATATCATCCATATCCTCTCTATCGGCTCCATCCGTCAATTCATCTTCATGCAATGATTTTAGGCTCGACAGTATCATAATCATAATTTGATTCATTCTCCATCGTCTACAGCCTGTCCAATCAATTGAATTGATTATTGACTCGTGGAGCTCGTTGAGCTCGTCCGTTGATAAATCAGAAGATGCTTCTAAAGCCGTTTTCCAATTAATTTTATTTGATTTTTCCATGCATTAAAGATAGGGAAAAGGAATTGATAAATCTAAAGAGCCTCAATCTTTATTTTAGTCGGTCCTTGGCCTTTAAGCTTATAGGCTCAGCTTACCGTGCCCACGTCGTTGTGACTCTGGGTCGATAAGTATTTTCAATCTATCCATCCCTATCTATTATGCGGGATAATGACCCCAGGTCCATTTAGAATTGCCCCTATTATGCCTTATTGGATATTCCTATCATGCATCTTTTAATATAAGCTGGTCCTGGGCCTATAGGCCTTTAAGCTATTAGGCCACACAAGAAAGGCCAGCGGTTAAGCCAGCCTATCGTTGTACCCCGTTGTAGGGTAGGGTGCTTTACTTATTAGTTACAAACCTGTAGGCTGCAACGCAAAGGGCACCTAGAAGTATTAGGAATATTATCATGGTATATAGTTTAGGGTATGGTACATTACTTACTCAACTTCCACTTCATCGGCACCTTGCCTATCAAGGCCTCTTCGCTCACTGTGTGATGGCTCGGGTTCAGGTAGGTGGTCCTTAAGGTCTAGTATAACTGAGCCATCGCTCACACCCTCTTGGAGCCTAGCTGTTATCTCTGGTATATCGCCTACCAGGTGTTCTCTACCTAGATTGGCAATGTGTTCGGGGCTGAAGGGTTCGGTACCATCATTAGTAAGGCTTATGGCCTTCTCTACTGTAATGTACTCTACGCTCTTATCGCCCTCTACCTTGTCGCCATTGATGTTGTCGCCCTGGTGGAGGTTGATGGTGTTGGTAGGGCCTATCAAAGTCTTTAAGAGCTCCATGCCATTCTTATCGGCCTTAAGGAAGAGGTCTAGTGCCTTACCTACCTCACCTGAGATGAAGGGCTTATAGCTTTCCCCTTGCGATTGGGCCAACAACTCATACTGCTTAGTAATTCTGGCCCTGGTTTGCTGGGTATTCTGGATGGCATGGGTTGTAATGAGTTGTATGGCATTGCCCATACTCTCTTGAGTTCCCATAACCCCACTAATCCGGCTTGTTTCCTTCGTAATGAGCCTTAGTAGCTTATCCTGCTTTAAACCTAGGAAAGCCCCAAACTCAAACATGTTCATTACCTCACCGTTTAACGTATATCCATTAAGTAGATATTGTCGGATAGTATGATTTAAGAGGAGAGTTTTGTGTTTTTTCCTCAGTACGGGTTCTTTGGCTGTGTTGTACTGTCGGGCCATTGTTGTCATCCCTAGAGGCCTTGCCTGTCTGTTGATTACTCTATTGTTATCCATGCATAGGGTTCTTTAGGTGTGGTTATGGTTATTATGATTTATTTATGTTTTGAGGTGGTGGTCTCCTATCCTATTATAGCATTAGGCTTGTAGTGTATTCCGCCCTCTATGGTAAGGTAAATAAGGTACAATCTCTGTGTTGTAGTGGTGACGGGCCTTTCAGGTGCTACCTATGAAGTATTACGGAGTCTTTAGGATATGGAATAACTCCAGTCGTATTGGAGATTATACTTTAGGAGCCTGCATCACCCCCCCAGCCTGGGAACTTAGATAGGTCAACCCTTAACTCTCTCTTACACTTGGTACACCTCTTGTGTATATAGTATTTAGTGTCGGGTACATCCTTGTCATCATGGATGCAAAGTAGTTCCTTAAAGATTAGATATAGTATGTGGTATGGATGCATGGTTTCTTTGTTTTTAGTTGTTAATTTTCATCCTGGTATGCCATCAATCATTTGTAGGCTTTTTCTGTATAGGTTATAATTCCAGTAGCGTCCTCTAGTATAAGACCCACTAGCCCACTTTTGGAACCATACTTGGTAGGCTAATGTTTATGGTGTTCTATGCAGTCATGGGCGTTATCGAATACTTTATCCTTGCCCTTGAGCTTCAGTTTAATCTTTAACCTCTTTGCCAGACGATAGAAGCCGTTTCCTTCCTTCCTTATTATCATGTGTCCAGCACATTGTAGTTTGGGGTTCTTATGGCATACAAAGCTCTCTTGTAAAAGAATTTCCTTTATTCTTGTTTTTCCCAGCCATCCCTTGGTACAGCCCTTGGTCATTGGGCAGTCCTTGCATGGGCTATGCCTGTAGAGGCCTCCTATTTCTTTATCCTTATCCATGGCTTCTTTGTAATAGTGTTCCATCCGAAATCTTTAATGGCTGGGCGGATGTCTCCCTTCTTAGGCTTTCCGGGCTTTTGAATGTCTTTATCTTTCATGGCTTAATAGTTCATGGTATTTATTTATCATAATTAGAGCCTCTTAATCCTATCGGGTAGCCATCCTCATCAAAATCAAAGCATTTAGGGTCTACCTGATACCCCCCGGCTATTGCAGTATATAGAGCCGTCATAGCCCTAGCATGTGATATGGTAGGAGTCATGCCTTCCATGGGTTCAGTGTTCTCTGAGTTCCATCTTGTAAGAAGGTGGAATAAGCATACCCTTTTATGAAAGGTTAGGTGTTTAATGTTTTCCATGTTTTCCATGTTTTCTTTGTTTTCTTTGTTTTTAGTCCTCAACATTATTGGCAAGGATTAATAGGTATTCAGCCTGTTCCGTGTTTCCGGTCATATTCAATAGGGATGCAACCATGCAAAGGTAATTAGGCATATAGTCGAAGAAATCATCATCGCCTGATGCAGTGTATCTTACCCGAATAGCATCGAAGAATAAATCCTTTAGGTATCTTGGTATTCCCCATTTGACCTGCAATTCATCTTCTCCCCTAAAATCAATAGTAATGATATTGGTCGGTTCATCGGAGTCATTGGCATGGATTTCCTTTTGGTTTTCCGGTTGCATCCTTGAGATATGAGCCTCATATATCATCTTATTCAATGCATCTGCATCCTCATTTCCCATAACCATCTCAAGGTTATTCTCATTCTCAAAGGCATCAAATAAGGTTCTTATAGAGATATTTGGGTCTTTCGGTAATGAGTGTTCCTTATGGTGGTCTACCAGATGAAATTCATATCCCTTCCAAGCATTGGGGGTTATCTTCGGTTCAAAGATGAAATTAGTTTCATTTAATTCGGCAAGAGTTTTCATTTTTCCCATTCTTTTGATTGATTTGATTGATAGGATAAATATAATCAAAAGGTATTGATTTCCTAACCTAATTTTCTCGGTATCAAGTAGTTAGGTTAATAGTTCATTGTGTATTTGTCAGGGTAGAGGTTGGCAATTATATGCATGAGCTCTTCTGTTTGAAAGTCCTTTCCTACCTCCCTAGCAATAGTAATTGGTGTCATCCCTGAATAATCCTTTTCTGAGTAATCCTCTGGCCCCTCATTCTTGTAGAAGGTGCAAAGCTTTAGGTTTTGCTCTTCGGTTAAAGGTATCTTAACCTCATACAATCCATATAGGGTTTCAGGTGTTACCTCTATCTTGTCTCGGGTCATGGTGACCTCCAATTCCTCATCTCGGCCTTGGGCATCTGCATAGAGTTCTTGTAGCCTTTCCATTTTATCAGGTGGTCCAGCCATCAATTCTTCATATTCCTCTAAGGTTATAGAGGCACTCACCTCGCAGGTGACATTAAGGGTAATATCTACCCATTCTATTTCAGGCTTTTCCATTGCTTATATATGAGAGTGTAGTCCCGACCCCCCAGCTGGGTCAGTAAAGTTATCACCTGGGCATTGTTGTTCAATGTAATCCAATATAGTAGTGCCCCAAGGAGCCTTCCCATGTACAAGAGTCCCGGCTTGGGTTATGCAGTAGGGGTCAAGGTGGTCCATATCCTCAATGGAGAGCCTTCCCTCTTGGTAATCATGGTCCCAATATTGAACGGGCTCCCTCTTCTTTAGGTCAAAGATGGTCACTCGGTCGAAATTGCAATTCTCCCATGTGTCCTCGGCTACATATTGAGCCTCTTCAAAGGTTTCATGTTGGCTAATGGGTGTCGGTCCCATATCATATATGGTGCCTTCTCCTTCGATAATTCTGATTTGGTATCTCTTTCCCATTTTAAAATTCCATTATTTTAAGCCTCTCCAATAGGTCATATTCTCTATTGATATAGGCTAGTTCTTTCTTACCTTCCATCCAGTCTGACCATAAAGCAGTGGGGCAATCATTCATATCTGATATACCTAATTCCTTCATGAATCTGTCTTGGGCTTTTATCTCTATTTCGCAAAGGAAATAATCACCTACTAGTTTCTCACCTTCTTTAAATCTTTCCAACCCCTTTAGCAGGTAGTCTTTGACCTCTTGAAGGTGGGTGTCTTCAGTCTTAAATTCCTCTAAGATTTTGATACCCTCTTCTTTATTCATTTTCCATTCTTTTAATTGATTAGGATAAATATAAATAAAAGGTTTTAAAAGTTTCCAATGAATTTCTAGGTCCTTATTCCGGTTGACCCACGGCACGAAAGTATTATTCAATCATATCATTGCATCATTTATTATTGAAAATGACCCAGTGTCCCCTTAAAATTGCCCATATTAGACCTTTTATCCCTTTTCCTTCTCCATCTATTAGAGTTGCATATATTACAACACACGGAAAGAGCCCTGTTAAGAGCTCTTCCCTATCATGGAAAACTACCCGAGGCAATCACCCCTCAGGCTTCAAAATCTTATCTTCCTTAGCTCTGTACCGATTGGTAAAGAATTGGAATTGAAAGTCTTTATTATGCCATAATTACTTCCTTTTAAAGGTTATTATCCGAAGCAGTGAACCCCAATCCATTGAACCAAATCCTCCCCATATTCAAGGCAAGCTATCTGGTAAAGGTCATCTGCATTTGAGGGCCCATCCAATGATGAGCTTGGAGAAGTACCCGTCATGTAGTATGTGTATAAGATAGTCCATGATACTGCTAAGAATATGGGGTCATTATCGGCTTGTTCAACCCATTCTTTCAGCCTTTCATTTCCATAATTGATATGCAAATTGCCATCCTTGGCATGATGCAATAAGTGTCGGGGGCTTTCTATGCATAAGAAAGAACTTTCAAGGGGTTGCCCTCTACTAATTAAACCTCCTACAAATTCTCTTGAGTTTTCCATTATTTTATTTCCTTTGATTAATTATGATATAAAGATAATCAAAAGGTATTTATCTCCTAATTTTTATTCGTGGCTTCTAATTTTCAAATATCATTACTGTGCCTGCATCATACCATTCAAAGTACCAGCCATTTCTTTCAGCCCAATCATGGAGGTGTTTTACAATCCCCATCGTGTATAGGTTGTTGTCCATATCGTATTCAAATAGGGGTATTCCATCCTCATCAACTAAACCCTCTTCAGTTCCCCTGAGCCAAATTCCATCTGAGTAGTCAGAGCTAAATTCCTCTACATTAACAGCATTTAAGCCTGGGTATGCTCTATTAAGCCTTCCTATAATTCTCTCTCTTGGTAGTATTTTTGCTTTTCCTGTGTATGCCATGATTGATTTTTTCCTTTTGATTTAAGTGTCCCAGTTTTTATCAAGTGATGAGGCATTTACGAAGGGTGTGATAGTATGCCTAGTTCCATTAAAGGATAGCCATACTTCCGTTTTATATTTAGTAACGTATTGGATAGCCTCTATGATACAATCCAGTCGTGTGTCTCCCGCCATCCCCACTAGAGTTATCTTTGGGGAGCCTTCTGCTATTGTTAAATGTGATGCCATGATTGATTTTTTCCTTTAATTAATTGATAAAACAAATATAATAAATAGGTATTAAAGTCCTTTATCTTTATTAAAGGCTTCCTTGTTCATTCTGTCTCTAGTAGCCGTAGCCTCCATCCTATCCATCCCAGTGTAGAATGGTTTAGCTTCTCCATATAGGATTGGCGGCCTGCACCCTTTGATGTCTTTGGATAGAAAGATAGCATAACTTAGGCTATCATCTCCATCATATTTTGCCATACGATATTTCATCGGTATTCTTGGATTGCTTCCCATGATTAATTGGTTTTTCTGGTTGTTATTCGTCTTTTTCCTTTGCCCTTCATTAACTCCTCAAACTTAGGCCTTAAATAAGTCTCTTGTATGGGCTCTACTAAATTGTTTAATTTATAGTGTAGGTTATTGTAGTCCCCTTTCATTCTTTCTAATATCTGTATTAGCCCTACTTCCCCCTCTATTATACTCGCTAGACTTTTAATTAGTTCCTTAAAGCCTACCTCATCATCCAGTACTGAATCCAATCCCTCAAGGTCGAGTTTTATATAGAGGTCTCCGTAGATATAGAGGTCTAGGCTATTATCATACTCTGTATGGGCTATTCTCCATTGATTACCTAGTACATCCAATTGGAACCCAATAAGTCTTTGTTTAAAGTCATTATTGGTATCGGTGATTTCCTCAATGTACTCATCAAACTCATCTACCCCTTTTGGGTAATCCTTTGGTTCAAGAGGTATCAAAGCATAGAGCTTCTGCATCTCTCTATTGATTAAGGCTACATTCACATAACCCCAGTTCCAAGTAAATCCTTTACCCTCTTGGGCTTTGATAATTCCCATAGCCTGTCCTTGCTTCATAAAGGTGTCATAGAAGGCATCGGACTCAATCATGTCATCGAGCTCGAGTTCCAATTTAGGAAAGGCACCGGGGTTTGTCCAGTCTAAATCAAGATAACTATCTAAGATTGCTCTGGCACTTTTTTCAATCGCATCCATGTTTTGATTTTTAATTATAGGATAAATATAATGAATAGGTAAATAGGGTATTCAATTATTAATCAGGTGGGAGGTTATCTCCATGCACCCTTTTCAGGTTCTCCATATCCTTAAAGGCTTTGTACTCATTTGTCCTTTGCTCCGAGTAGTACCTCTCTTTTCCAAAATTAATATAGTACCAGTTCTCTTCCCAAAAAACCTTCCATACCTTGGTAACATTCCATGCAGCTGGGTTACCTTTTACTAACCTCTCTGTTGTAGATTTTGCCATCTTTGATTGATTTGATTGATAGGATAAATATAATGAATAGGTAAATAGGGTTATTTAAGCCATTTTAAAAATATAAACCTCTTTTTCAGGCGTTCTTTGATGGTTATAAATCCGTACTCCTCTTTGTGGTATTTGGGCTCTATAAGAGACCAGTTGGGTTCCCAATAAGGGCATTTAATGCAGCCGGGTATTGCTGTACGTCTTGCCCTTATTGCTTTTTGATTTCTGCACCATAGGCTTACAACCTTCTTACAATGTATGCAGTCATAACAGCTCTTCTTTTCAAAAGGTGGTACAGCTTTAAAGGCCTTTTTACTCATCATCTCTATTTCAGATGATGTCATCTCTAAGAAGGGTTTAGTATATTGTTTCATCTTTCTTAATTATGAACCTCATCCAGCCCAAGAACTCCTTCCATGTAATTTTGAACTCTACATTCAATAGAAGGTGCTGGTTGTAGTGTGTCATTCGGTTAGCAACAAGCATTTGATAGTCCAGCCTATTGAGTTCCTCCATGTCCTCTGTAGTGTGAATTTCCTCCTTAACTATGATTTCCAATGCATCATGGTAATTATCTGCTTTGACTAATCGTAGGCGGTACTGCTGGTCAAGTGAGGGGGGTGAAGTGATGTTATTCTGCACTCCAATCTTAAATATAGCTATTATCAGGTTCATCCTTTTAGTAGATTAGTGATTTTATAATGTAAGGGCTCAGCCCATTTAAGCTTATCTTTTGGGTATTCCTCCAAAAATACCCATCCTACACAATAGGCTTCTTGATATAAGCCTATCATATCCTCAGCCCACTCTTCTGTGGCTTCCTCTGTTGGGAGTTTCATAGCCCCTAACAAAGCATGTATAGTAGCATTACCCTCTAAGTCGAAGGTTATATTCCCAATTAAAAAAGTAGTGTGTTTCCTAGCCATGATTATCTTAGTCTACAGGTTAATCGGAACTTTCCTTTTATCTCGGCTGAGAAATAGGTTTCCCCTACATATCTTTCAAGGGCTGATTTCTGGTCCTCATCCAAATACATTTCGCAGGCTACAGCACTCATCGAGTAATCATGGACAGTGGGACTAATTTGATAGCCGTTGTTCACTGCAACATTCCAAAGCAGCCCTTTGATGTATCTTCGGATAGTGAGGTCATCTTTCATCATGTCCCAGCCATCCTTTATCTCCAATATCGGTACTAATAATTTCTTTGCCATGATTAATGTAATCTACTGGTTAGTATATTTGTTAGGGTGAAGTCAGGGAAGTGGTAGTCGTACCATTCATGTCCGCAACTCTTGCATGAGTTATGAGCTCTGAAATCCCAATCTACTGTCGGGTATTTCCTCTTCTGTTTTTGAACCTCTGCACCTGCATTATCTTGGCACTTGGGGCATTGTTTTCCTCCTTCCATCTTTGATTGATTTGATTGATTTGATTGATAGGATAAATATAATCAATAGGTATTAAAGTCCTTTATCTTTATTATCGGTCTTGGAAGTCATCATAATCTTCAAGAATAAACTCAATTTCCTCTACCCCGTACTCATCTAGGAGCTCTTTAAACTCTTCCATCTCTGTCATGGGTAAATCATTAGACTTTCGCCTAGGTATGTACTTGTAATCCTTCTTTAGTATCCAGCCCCGTGCATAAGGGTTTCTCATCATGGTAGCCGTATCACAAGGGCATATTTGACGCTGATTAACCCAATCAAAGTCGATTGGGTCAGTGCAACCCCTTGTATAAGGGGCTTCAATAGGTTGGTTCATTGGGTCTGTCACATAGGCAAATATCAATAAGCCTATGATGATAATAGCTGCAATTCTCATTGTTTTTTTAAAAGAAGGGCTGCGGGTGGAGGTAAAATCATGGAAAGAAAACCCCCCACCCTGTATGTGCAGCCCTAATTACTACCCTTGCAACTTAGTAAGATGCGAAGCAGAATAGACTTCCTCTCGGTATTCGGAAATTGCAGCCTTTAATTCCTTCAGCTCTTTCACGGCTCCCTTTTCCTTTGCATCAACTGAAACTTGTGCTTTGGCGAGGTTTTTCTCCATTCTTGCAATAGTCTTTCTAACCTTCTGACGGAAGCCTTTTCTTGCGATAAGGATATCATCTTTGGTTTTTCCAACCTCCGCTTCTGCTGGGTAGTTATACATCAGCTCTTTTTTCTCTGTAATCTTGGCCTCAACATCCTTATGGGTGTTTTCTTGCACTTTCTTTGGTGCAGCCTTCTTAGTAGTCTTCGCAGTTGGATTTGTTCCTGTTGCGGTAGTCTTTGTAGAGCTCTTAACTCTTTTCTTTCTAACTCCCATCTTTCTCTATTTTTAGGGATTAATAATTAATTGATAAATCAAATATAGATAAAAGGTCTCTAGGGTATTCGTTACCCAATTCTTTTATTTATAGGTCTAAGAAGGTTACTCTCTGAACCGCCTCTGCCAGGCTCATAGTGGGGGGTATAGTATTACCGTCCATGTCATAAGTTATAATCATGGCATTTCCAGTGATGGGTCCCCCATATCCCCTTATCTTAAAGAAAGCCTGCTTTGACTTCAGTAAGCCTTCCTCATCACAATGAAACCAATCTCCATTAGGAAGGGGTACTGCTTGAAACATCTGACAATCAAGTAGTTTGTATATATCTTCGAGCTCTCCATTGTGCTCTTCCATGGTTACTGTTCTTTGCCATG